AAATTTCTTGCGGTTATCACTTAGCACCTAAGATTTCTGATTTACCTAAAGACGCTCAACTTTATGTTTCTAACAATGAAGTAAAACCTGAATATCAAGAAAAGGATTCTGTCAATTATATTAATTCCAAGTATGTGACTAAGAGTTTAGAAGAACCTCTAAACTCTTTCACTTACTTTCTCTACAATCATTTTCAGCGAGATTTGGTAGATATGATGATAAGAAGGTATAGACTTGGTACGGTTGAAAAATGGAACGACAGAGCAGTTGTTTTTTGGCAATTAGACGAGGATTTTGACTGCAGAACAGGTAAGATTATGTTATACGATAGAAACACTGGAAAAAGGGTTAAAAAACCCTATAATCATATAACTTGGGTTCATTGTCCAACCAAAGATAAAGAGTATGGAGAGATTAGTGATTTTAATCTAAAGCAAGTATTTTTTGGAGAACATCTTGTACACACACCTGGTATTGAAGAGTTTCACGTTGTTGAGAGTGAGAAAACGGCTGTGATTTGTTCGATTATGAAACCGAACACTTATTGGATAGCAACAGGTGGACTACAGAATATTGGAGAAGACAGACTAAGACCTTTTGCTGATAAGAAGTTGATTTTTTATCCAGATAAGGGTAATTCGAGCAATACTTGGAAAAACAAACTAAAACCTTTTATGGAAGATTATAATATCGTAATTAGTGATTTTTTGGAGAAACAGAAAGACATTGAAGAAGGAGAAGATATGGCAGACTATATAATTAAGAGATTGGAGGTAAAACAATGAGCTTGATAACTAAGGCAGTTGACTTGGTAAACGTTGCTGTCAAGCAGATTATAAGATACCAAACACGTGAGGACGCGCCAATCAGAACAAGGTTCGACCATTTTAACATAAACTCGTTGGGAGGTATATTTAAAGGTAACATTATAACAATAGGTGCTATATCAGGTTCAGGTAAATCGTATGTACTTCAACAGATAGAAGAGGATATATTTGACAAGTCCTTAAATCCTGATTGCGATGATTACGTATTATTGCGTTGTAATTGGGAGATGACCGTCTTTAAGTTGTTATTGCGTAAGTTAAAAAGGAATTTGAAGAAGTCTGTTACAGATATTTTGTTTAACTCACCTCAAGGAGAAGATTTGAGTAAGTTTAAAAGTGTTTGTGATAGTGAAAGGTCAAATCAAATATTTTATTTAGAAGACCCTTGCGACCCTAATACTTGGTATTCTGCAGTAAAGGCGTTTTTGAACGAAAATAAGCACAAAAAACACGTTGTTGTTACGATAGACCACATAGCACTTGTCAGAGATGTTATGGGTGGAAAAAAAGCGGCAATGGATAATTTGATAGAGAATATCAATATGCTTAAAAAAGAGTTTGTGAATGTTTCTTTTATCATTTTATCTCAGCTGAACCGAGATATTGAAAGTCGTACAGATATTCAAAATCTTGCACCAAAACGTTCTGATTTGTACAACTCAGACACTATTTTTCATATATCGGATATTGTACTTGTGTTACACAATCCTTTCAAATTGGGACACACCTTGTATATGAACATTCCAGGTCTTGCAGTAGATTCTGAAGGAAACACTCTTGACAACAGATACGCCTATTTACACGAGTATATGGAAAAGGTTGATAATAAGTGGACACATTTTATGACCGCAGGTAATGTATTTTGGCATTATTTGAAAGTTAGAGAGTTAGAAGAAGGGTATTTAGATATTGCAGTTGAGCCTTTTTTGCTACCTGACGGAAGAAGATTGAAAGTAACTCCTGAAGGAAACAATGTCAAAATGGAAGCAAGACCTAAGAAGAAAAAAGAAGATTTACCGAATTTGTTCGGTACAGAAGAGGAAGACGATGAAATTCCTTATTAATTTATTGTATAATTAAAAAAAATGTTGTAATTTTGCAACATTAACGGAAGATTGGTAGAATGGTTATTACAGCAGTCTTGAAAACTGTCACCTTATGGGTGTGGGGGTTCGAGTCCCTCATCTTCCGCTTAGATTCCCAATATAACAACACTTAATGTTCGCGTTACGCTTTGCGGTTGTATTTCAACAACTTAGAGAAGAAACGCAGGGAGTAAATAAACCTAATGGAGAGTAGTAAAGTCGGTCTGACAACACTTTGTGAAGGTTCTCCGAATTATAATTTAATTATTTAATAGGAATAAAAAGAAGTAAAACGAACTTAAATGACGGTTTGAAAATTTTTCCTAACATCGACGTTCCTTTTTATGCAGGTCAGAATGCAAGGTTTTTCTGAATGTTGATTGTTAGGTTTTTACAAAAAAATGAGAAGTTATGACAATAAATTTTACTTTAGATAAACGAGTGCGTGAGGATATTGAACCATTGACTTTGAAAATTGAATATCGCGAAGGTATTCCGTTGGTGAATGTGGCTCAGCTTATGAGATTGTTTAAATTGGAAACCTTGTCAATTGTTGACAATTCTTTATCTGAAGATTACACTCACGAAGTTTTATTAATAGATAAACACAGAAGTAAAGGTGTTAACTGCGATTATGTTAACGTTTTTCCTTTGTTGTTACACTTACCAATATCTGTAATAATTGAGAAATCTGTAAATTTAACCGAGAAAGATATAGACTTTTTGAAAAAGTTATTAGACGAAACTATTAAAGAGAAGAATAAAATTTGTTAAAAATGAGTAATATTAAATTATTTGAAAATCCTGAATTTGGTCAGGTAAGGGTTCTTTTAGAAGATGGTGAGCCTTTGTTTTGTTTGGCAGACATTTGTAACATTTTAGAACTACGAGTAACAGATGTAAAGAATAGATTAGAAGAGGAGGTAGTTTCAACCTACCCCCTTCCTACAAACGGTGGTATTCAACAACTTACGTTTGTAAATGAGGAAGGTTTCTATAGCGTTGTACTTGGTAGTAGAAAAGAAAGTGTTAAACCATTCAAAAAATGGGTAACTTCGGAAGTACTTCCGTCAATCCGTAAAACAGGTTCGTATTCTATAAAACCATTGACCCACGCTGAGTTGATGTTACAACAAGCACAAGTTATAGTTGAATTAGAGAAACGACAAATTGTTCAAGAAGGTAAAATTCAGCAATTGACAGAAGAGAATGAAGAAATTCGCAAAGATTTTGATTATTTGAAATCTAAAACTAATAACACTCCTGATTTTTATTCAGTTGTAGGTTATTGTTCACTAAAAGGAATTTCAATAAACCTTGAAGACGCTAAGCAATTAGGTAAGGAGGCTTCAAAAATCTGTAAAGTTAATGGAATTAAAACAGGTTCTCTACCCGACCCGCGTTTTGGTAGAATTAAAACTTATCCTTATAGAGTCTTGGAATCAGTTATTGAAAGTAAGATTTCAAAAACTATAAAATTAAATTAAGCAAAAATGGGAATATTTGATAAAAGAGAAGCGTACAAACCTTTCGAGTATCCTGAAGTAACAAGATTTACTGACGCAATGAGTAAATCTTATTGGGTGCATTCTGAGGTTGAATTTACAGCCGATGTGCAAGATTATAAAGTTAATCTTACAGACGTGGAACGTGAGGCGTTAAAACGTTCTTTATTAGGAATCGCACAGATAGAAGTATCTGTCAAGACATTTTGGGGAGATTTATATAAAATGTTCCCGAAACCTGAATTTAATAATCTTGGAATGTCGTTTGGGGAGAGTGAGTGTTTTGATAAGTACACCGAAATACTTACTAACAATGGATACAAGCGATTTGAAAACCTAACTGATGAAGATAAGGTTGCTCAATACAATATGGAAGACAAGTCCATATCTTTTGTAAAACCTTTACGTCGTATAAAAAGACATTATAAAGGTAAGATGCACTACTATCAAAACTCAACGATTGATTTGATGGTTACACCTAATCACGAGGTTGTTACGAAAAGAGATGATTCTGACAAATTTATGAAAATAAAATCTTGCAATGTGAAGTATAAAGACTCGAATGTACTTCCTATTTCAGGTTACAAAGATGGAGATAAAGAATTTACAGCTTTAGATAAATTATTGGTGGCATTATATTTTTGCGGAGATATATACAGGTTTCGTTTAGTTTTCGGTCGTCCTATACCAAGTCCAGGATTTAGTTTTGTTTTTAACTCTGATGAGAAAGCGAAAATAGAAAAAATAGAGGAGTTACTCAACGAGTTAAACATTGAATATGAAAAGTCAAATACTGATTGTGGAAAAATCCTTATACACGTAGCTCATTTCGAGGATATTGACCTTGTTTCAAAAATAGAAGATTTATCTTACATAAATATTGAAGAGGTGAGTAAAGGTTGGATAGATAAGTTTATTAACGAACTTGAATATTGGAATGGACACGTAGATGGACTTTTTGTTCACAGGTATCCTAGTGAAAAGTCAATAGATACAATTTCTACTTTGTGTGTATTGTCGGGGCGTAGGTCACAAAACAGCGGGGTGTTACATAGCATTAAATACGGAAATTATTGGTCTATTATGATTGAAAAAGGGGACGAATGCAGTTATCCTCTCAAAGAAGAAGTAGATTATGATGACTTTGTATATTGTGTAGAAGTACCTACAGGTTGTGTGGTAGTAAGACGAAATAAAAGTGTTTGTATTTCAGGGAACTGTAGACACTCAGAAGCCTATGCTCGTCTGCTTGAGGTTTTAGGTTATAACAATGAGTTTGAACACATCTTAGATATACCTGTCTTTAAGAAACGTTATCACGTACTTAAAGACTATCTTAATGAGAATAAAGACAATGTGATGGAGAAATTGTTATTCTTCACACTTGTTGTGGAAAACGCTTCATTATTTAGTCAGTTTGCCACTATTCTTTATTTCTCACGTTTTAAAGGTTATATGAAAAATGTAGCTAACATAATAGCGTGGTCTTCGACTGATGAAGCGTGTTTAAAACTAAACACCGAAGTTTTAACACCTCAAGGTTGGCGTTTTATCAAGGATATGAAGGTTGGGGACGACATCTACGGCTTTAAGGAAGGAGAACTTAGAGACGAAAAGGTGCTAAAAACGATAAGGAAGTCTTTTGAAGGCTCGTTACATACAATCCATAATAGTAGAAATTCTATAGTTGCGACACCAGACCACGAATTAATATACAACAAATATGGAAAATGGGGTAAGATGATGGTTAAGGACTTTAAGCGAAATGGGTGGATACGTTTTCCTAACTCTGCTAACTACGTGACAGAAGGTGACAGACAGATTTTCACAGATTTAGATAGACTTAAAATAGCCATACAAGCAGATGGTTGTAAAATTAAAAATAAAAGAAAGAATGGTGAGGTTGTAGAAAGAGGTTCTAATGGTGGTTTTAATTATTCTGTTGGTTTATACAAACAGAGAAAGATAGATAGATTTGAAAGTCTTTTAGAGTCTGTAGGTATTAAGTATTCTAAGACACCTCATAGAGATGGTTTCCATTTCTCTTTTCATTTGGAATATATGTCTGACTATAAGAGCTTCTCTTGGGTTGATTTTAGCAATGTGGATAAAAAATACGCTGAACAATTTATAGAAGAAGTTCTTGAGTGGGATGGAAGTAGAGTTAATGACAACTTGTGTTATGTTTCCACAAGAAAAGATAACATAGACATTGTTCAAAGATTGGCAATATTAGCAGGATATAGAACTCACATAGGTGTAAGACCCGACAATAGAAAGGATACGTTTAAAACCACATACAAACTTAGCTTTTTCAGAAAAGATTTACCTTTTGCCACTGCATCAAGTTTTAAAAACACAATAAATGAACCTACAAAAGAAGATGTTGTTTGTGTAACAGTACCTTCAGGAGGTATAATTGTACGACAAGATGAGTATTCTAACCCTTTCATTATCGGAAACTGCCACGCACAAGCAGGTACTTGGATACTCTCCAAGATATTTGAGGAGCAGCCCGAATTTAGAGAGAAAGCTGAAAAAGAAGCAACCTCTTTCATTCAAGAATACATTAAAATGGAGGACGAACTTCTCGATTGGATATTCGAACAAGGAGAATTAGACCACGTAAAGAAAAAAGATTTGGGTAATTATATGCGTTATAGATTAAACAGTTCTTTCAAGGATTTGAAATTACCTCCTCCGTTTGAACTTACAGAAGAGGATATTAAACCAATGATGTGGTTTGAAGAGGAAGTGTTTAGTAATGAACTTGATGACTTCTTTGCAAAACGTCCAGTGGCTTACACTAAGCACGACAAGAGTATAACTGCAAACGATTTGTTTTAAACAAATGTTCATAATTCTTAATAATTAATCAGCACCGCCTTTTACAAGGTGGTGTTTTTTTTATAAACAAATTTTTGAAACACGCAATAGAATAATTTTAAAACTTATTGTTTTGGTTTCAGGACACTAATTTACTATATTTGTATCTTATTAAACGTTTATTAATGAATGTGTCCATATCACCCGATAACACTTCTTATTGGTACGATGGAGTAACAAGAGGTGTTGTTAGTACCACTTTACCTCCACAAGCCATTCCACTAAAGAAAAAGAATGATAAGTGGAAAGAGGCTACAATGGACGCCTTAGAGCGTATAGGTGTTAGACAGACGAGGGAAAATTTAAGATTTAAAGACTTCTATCGTATGATAGAGGGTAAGATGGCGTTTTCAGAACTCAGTGAAACATTTCCACAATTTAGAGAGTTAGAAAAAGCATTTCAAGATATGGAATTACCTGTTAATATCAAACACTACGATTTAACAGGTCGCCTTATAAATCTTCTTGCAGGCGAAATTACACAAAATACGGATAAATTCACGGTTGCAACCGATGACGAAATCTCAGAGAACGAATATATACGAGAAAAGACCGATTTACTTCAAAAGTATGTTAGTGAAACTTTTGAGAAAGAGTTGCAAGTAAGATTGTTGAGAATGGGAGTGAATCCAAACCCTTCTGAAATGGATTTTGAAAGTCAGGAGGAAATGGAGGCTTACGCTCAACAAATTGAACAAATCCGTAATGAGAAAACTCCAGAAGAGATTGAAAAGTATATGAACAAGACGTGGAAGGTCGCTGCTGTCGAATGGGCGGAGCGCACATTGGAGCAGGACGCCACACGCT